CATATATCATAGGATCACTTTCCTTAATAACCTCAAAGTAATCACATTCTGAGAATAAAAATCTTAATATTTTTTTAGATATACCTTCTTTAATTTTTTGTTCAATCCTTAAATTAGGTGATGGTTTTATTGTTGTAGTACCTGTATTTGTTTCTATCTTTATTCCTGAGGTGCCATTTGTTCCTGAGTTACCGTCATCAGTATTTCCATCAGGAGGTTTTGGCACAACCGGTACTTTAACTTTAATATCCGATAAAGCAACTCGTCTACAAGCCATTGCCGGTACTGACCACCATTGTGCCGCACTATTAGAAGAAACTCCCGCAATATCACCACCACTTGGGTTCACAGACGGAGTTATAGTTATGTTAGTCGTACAATTAATTGGTTTTCCATTACCACCTACACTTTCACCAACAGTTACAACTTCAGTTTCTCCTGATGTTGCAATTTTAATGTTAAATTTATCTGCGGGTAATTCACTTATTAGTTTATCCCCGAGTTTTTGATTTTTAAACCATTTTTGTACACTATCTACCCTTCTTTGTGATAATTTTTTATTATACCCTACTGTTGCAGGTGCCGATGCTGAACCTACCAATGTTAATTCAACTGTACCACCTTTATCAATAATAACTTCTTTTAATTTAGTTAAAAATTCACCTTTTAACTTATTAAAATTTTCTTTAATAACACCATTAAAAAATGTCTGCACACCTTCTTTGGTATACGATTCTGATCCAACATAAACTGTTGCCGGTGCTTTTGTTACATATGTTGTACTTTGTTTAGGAATATATGAATCATACCAACTATCAAATGGTTTTGATGAGGTTGTTGCATATGTCCCATAACATTCTGGACAATCATTTTCAAAATAAAATGCGTTATTTATAAATTCTTTTAATATATCTGAATCTTGTAATGTTGATGTTCCATTAGTCACAGTACCAGTACTTCCTACACCATTATTTTGTCCGGTAGCATTTTCCGCATTACCTGTTGTAACTACCTCAGATTCAACAGGTATTTCAAACGCAACCTGACCCAACTCTTCATTGGTTAATCTTGGGTTATTTAATATTTGTTGGTATGTAAATAAATCTCTTGTTGGTATTGTGTTAAATTTAATACCTAATTCATACATATCATATTTTGTACATCCCGCAAAGAATGAATCAACAATTGAATCTACTCTTTGTTTTGCAACTCCCGCCAATTGTTTCTGAATAATAGTATTCATAATTGCCGGATGATCCACGACAATCTTCCAACTTATACTACCCTTTCTTGAAGTGTTCTTATAAGTGTATATTGGTTCGGGTCTACCCAAGAAATTAGTTGATGAGAAATCAGGAGTACTATCATCACTAAATGAAATATCATATGGTGGAAACCACATGACTCTACCCCCATTTGGTCCTTTTTCACAAACAGGTAAATCATCGTAAGTAAATCCAGGCCTATCTGAAGTTCTCCACGCTAAATTCTCAATAGAGAACATATATTTTTTAACTTTGTTATCTACAATGTTTGTTGATCCAGGATTCTTAATTGGAGCAATGTTAAGATTATATGTCTTATCCAAAACTGAATAGGAGAATTTTCTTCCTTCAGTTGTAATACCATCACTCTTTTGTAAGTCAGCATATGTAAAGTAAGGGGTGTCCTTTTGGAACACTCTACAGTACTCAATCCCCGCTTGAGACCCATCGGCTTGATCAGTATAAGATAATACCATAGAACCCTTTGTCATCTCTTTGTATCCATCGTTGAATACCTTAGACACTTGGTTAATTGCATTACCTACGTGTTTTAACCTTGCTTGTCCTTGTACTTGATCCGCAGAGTCAATAAGTCTTTGTGTTTTATCTAAGATTGAATCACCTTTGAAATCAATATCTGTTGATTGGTATCTACCATAATCACTTTTAATTGTTTCAAATTCATTATCTAACCTTGTAGGGACTCCACCAGGACCTACTTTAAATCCTGCGTTGTCTTTATATTTTGGTGATGTCCAAACAAATTGACCATCAATTCCTCCACCATCAGTGTATGATTTTCCTTTTAAACCAAATTGTAATTGAGCTTCATTACCTTCATATAGAATACCAAGTTCTTGTGGACCATAAACAATAGTTTGTATTTGTTTACCATTTTTTCCAATTGGGACTTGGTTAGCTGGTGCGTCAATCTGAGAAGGTTCAGAATTTTGACTACCAACATAATAACTACCACTTTGTGATTTATCTTGATTGAATAATCTATCTATTGCACTTGCTGCTCCTTGAATTATTCCTCTATTATATGCCGGTCTATATTTGTTATAATCTAAACTTGAAAATAACACTGATCTTTGTCCAAAACCTGTGTTTGCAACAAATATTTCAGAAGGATTCTTAAATTTATTTAAGATTGGACCCAAAAATCCACCTGTTAAATTATTTGCAACATTTAACGCCGCCTCAGTTTGTGGATTATCAATAAACGATTCATCAAAATAATCACCAGGAATAAATGACACAGGGAAATATGTTCCCGTTAATCTATTCGCTAATGTAACCGCAGCGGTTATTGGGTTTTCAGGTACGGTAATTCTCCAATTTTTTGTAAAGAATGGTTGTTGACCTGTGGCAATCATACTCGCACTAAACGGATCTTGTAATGAGTCTAAATTAACACTACCAACACTTGCTTGTAATATTTCACTTGCAATTCTCTCTTCAAATAAACTTTTAAGTTGTGCCGCACCAATTTTTGCTAAATAAGTATCTTGAGATAGAGGACCATTACTTCCATTTGGATTATTACTAAAAACTATCTCGTATGGAGAATAGGATGAGGTTACAAATGTTGAGGGATCCCAATATGGTGTATACATTTTAGGATTACCAACCACATCGGTTATAATAACTAAATCTTTAAAACCACCTTCAGGTCCGTAAATGTTTTGTACGTATGCCGCATCAATATAAAACTCATTAACTAAATCTAATACTGTATCTGTTGGTGCGTATGGCCCTGAATTTGATTCCACGGGTAGTGGTGCTCCAGGTACAGAATATTTTCCATCATAACCACCTTCAGGTCCGTATTCATTAAGTGAATATAAACTATTTGCAAGTTGGTTTGTTGAAATTAGTCCGTTTGGTGAGTCAATAACATTGGCAACAGAAAGATTAGTCTCGTAATTAACACTATTACTACTAGGAGAATAAGACCCCGGAACAGAATATGGTTGTAAATTACGGGCTAATAATATATCCCTAAAATTTGACGAGGACGCAAACGATAATGTACTATCCGACATACTTTTTTATTAATAAATACCTTGAGATCTTTTTTATAGAAAACATAATTTTGATAATTTTCTATTTCTTATCCGCCAAGTCCTGAATTATTAGATCCTAATATTTCTTTTACTTTAGACGTATTTGCTGGTTCACTTAAATATCTTTCAAAGGCAGGTTTAAATTGTTCCGCACTTAGTCCGTTTGGTAAAGTACTTGATCCATCTACTTTAATAGTCAAATCAACGGTCGAAGTAGATTTTGTTTCCACAGGTCCACCTGTTTTTACTTGATTTAAAAACTCTTCAAATTTTTTAATGATTGGGTTATTTTCATCAACTTTTATATTAGTTGGGACAACTCCTGTTGGTTGATATAAGGATGTTATTCTATTAATTGTATTTTGTCCGGAATTAATTAAATTATCAGTAGCACCTTGAGCAATAGTTGCTAATGTTGTTTTTACATTAGTAGTTAACTCAGATACAACTTTTGTTAATGATTCAAGACTAACATTACCTTTAAGGAAATCAATAACTCCTGACTCTAAAGGTTGTGTTACACCTTGATAACCCTCTCTAACGTTTCCTGTGTTAATCCCTGATGTTACCACTTTAACCGATTCTTCCCTAATAACATTCATTGTATTATAAAACCTATCCATTGCAGGTGTGGTCGCTTTACCAAGATTAACCGCTGCTTTAGCGCCATTAATTCCCGCATCAATAGATTCCAAAACGTTTAATTGGTCAATAGCCAATTGCTCAATTGATTTATTTTCATTTGATTGTTGTTCTTTTAATTTAGTGATTTGATCTGCGGTTAAATCTTTAACGTTAATTTCATCCATTTTACCCGTAACATCATTTTTAATCTGAAGTACCGCCTCACCACCTTTCATTTGGGCCATATTGGCAATTAAAGTTTTATCCTCTTCAGATGTGGCCAAACTTGGGAATTTAATTTTAGACATTTTCATGTCCAAGTCAGCACTCTTAATTGACATATTTGCTAATTCATCAGCTTGCAGACCCATCGCTTCTGCAACTTCTCTTAACCTACGTTTTGCACCAGGTAAAATTTCAAAACCTGACCCGTCAGCCTTTAATTTAGTAAATTCTTTAGAAATATTAACCATTTCTTTTTGTAATGCCTCAGGATCATTTTGAGCTAAATCCATCGCCTTTAATGGATCTAATAATGCACTACTTGAAACACCTAAACGTTGTAGTGCTGCCGACATCTCAATTGCCTTTTCAGGTGACATTAATTTTTCCGCAAGTGTAAATGTCTTACCCATATCAATACCTAACATAGTTGCCTGTGACGCCATTTTAGCTAATCCTTTAACCCCCGTATCAAAATTAAATAGGTTTATTTGTTGTAAATTTTTAACAACTAAACCTGAAACCGCAAATACATTAGCCCCAACACTTTTTGCGATATTTGCAACTTCGGCCATTCTGTCACCAACATCATATAATGACATACCAACACCTTTAAATTCCAACGCCAATTTATTTGTTTCAACACCACTTACTTTAGACGCTGCACCCATTTCTCTAAGTGCTTCAACTCCCATAGTAGTATTAACACCAAGTGAGGCCGGTACGTCTTTTAATACATTAAATGCTTCAACAGAACTAAGACCCAATTTTAACATTTCGGGAATAGCGTCAGCAATTGTGGTTCTCATCTCACCAATTCTGGCCTTACCAACACCCATTGAGTTTGCCAATTCTTGACCTTTTTTCATTAAGTAATCCGCACCACTAAAGTCTGTTGGGTTTAACGCAGCTAACATATCTTTACCCGCAGCTGCGGCATCATTAAAAACACCTGTAAGTTCTGTTGCTTTAACATTGGAAGCGTCTAAACCTAAAGCACTTGACGATGATTCTTCCTCATCCTCAGCATCCTTATTTTTTTTCTTTCCCGATTTAGTTCCATCAGTTTTACCTTCGTTATATTTTGCATCTAAAAGTTTTTGTAATTGTTTTTTAACATCACCACTCAGACCTGTTATATCATCTAAATCACCCATAATTAGTTTTTATAATAAATATTTAAGTGTTAGGTTTTGGGCGTATGTTCCTCTACTATCTTATCTAAAAGATATTTCCTAATGTAGGTTGGGAGTTTTAAGAAATCGTTATACGATATCCTCAAGAATTTTGCCAAATAATAAAATTCGTCTAATAAAAATTTTGAGTGATTAGAAGAAAGGCCGAAAAAACTCCACCCCAAAGTTGATGCTAACATCGACTTTTTCTCCTGATGGGGCGTAAACTGTTTTCCTTAGATCCAATCTCGGTTCGTTTTCTTTAAGGAAATTTCTTATGAACTTAGAATCACCAATTGGCATATTTTGACAAAAAACACTTATTTCATTTCTATCAGAACTACCATTTAACTCCAAAATAGTTTTATTTAATCTTGTTGTTATTGTTGGTACGGTATATCCTGCAGGGTATGAGTCAATTATTTTTGCAATTTCAATGGTATCATATAAACTTAACATTTTAAGTTTAACGTCAGCTTTTGATTGTGGTAACTTAACAGTAAATGTTCCGTCTTCATCAGGTTGTACTTTAGGTTTTGTAAGATTTAACTCATCTAACATAATAGATGTTTCAAAAGACTGACCATTACTTGGGTCAATAGTTGTAATTCTATATTCAGGACCAAAAGATGTATTACGTAAAAATAAAAGGATTCCCTCAATATCACTTTCCATTAATTCTTCAGGTCTTAAGTCCTTTTCATAAAGTTTATTCCTTAATAAGGGTAAAACAACACTCTCGTTAATTGTTCTACGTGAATCAATATTCACTAAAATATTTTCATCACTTGCGGTTAAGTAACCAACCTTAACACTTTTCTTTTTTGATTTGTAGAATAAACCACCTGAAGGTAGTGTCACCACATCATGTGGTAAGTTAAAATCCATTTGCCCGTAAGCAGCCGTGTCTTGATCCATTTTTTTTATATTTTTTAATTTATTATTGCACAAAAAACCGTATACATCATAAATGTACACGGTTAATATTAAAAGTAAATTTTTTTAGTATACTAAAATACAGCGATCCATACGAATATTTGAAGAAATTCCTGCAATTTTATCAGAGTCATATGATAATGTACCACCATCATATCCTGTTAACCAAGCACCTTCTAAAATCCATTTCTCAACAACAACTCCTGTTGGGTCTAACATTTCCAAGTCCACATTTTTCTTGTATCCTGCAGCATAACCCATACGACCTGTTACAGATTCCGCACATAGACGAATCCATTCCATAACCGCTTGAGACGCTGAAGGTCCGATTGGATCTCTAAACTTAACTGTAAGTTCTTCCCAGTTAAACCTACCGGCAACATATGTTTCAGTATTTAAAAAAGGAATCGCAACTGAAGCAATTTTTAATTTAGGTCTTGCAGTACTTTCCACATACCACTCATTAATACCAAGTGATGATGGAAACCTTAAAATCCAACGATTTTCTCTTTTTGGTTCGTAAGGAATTGGCATTTTCATTAACAAATCAGCCATAATTTTTTATTTTAGTTTTTAGTTTATTTTAGTTTTTTATTATAAATATCACGATA